GATGACGAAGATGAGGATGACGAGTACGACAACTCTTATCCTGGCTGATTAATTAATGGAGTAGTCTGGGACTAGCAGATTCAAGGATTGTCTTATTAAAGATCATCAGAATCTCTTAGGGTTCGATTCCCTAACTCCCTTTATGCCGATCATGATAGTAGCGTTTACTATCCCGGCTATTTTTGAGGTTGTTTACAATTACAGGTAACGGTGAAATATGTTTAAGATGGAACTTGGTTTTAATCCTTACGACAAAAAGAATGAAGTATTTGACTCTTACAATCAGCAAGGCAGAGCAAATTTTCTTAACTCGTTTAAACTCGCTGCTGGTCATATTTTTTGCTACAACGGAGATCCTCGCAGAAAGATTAGTAGCATGAAACATACTAGCAGAATAGACGAAGTTCTTGATGCTAATATTGCAAATAATGCTGACTCTTACTTTTATGTTAATGGTGGGCGAAAGCAGTATGCTATTAACACCATCAGTTGTTGCTTTGTGGATATTGATGCTGGACGAGACTCTAGCGGCAACTATTTACCTAGCAAGGAGGTTATGAAGTTTAAGCAAGATGCACTTGATACCATCAATGATTTCCCTGTTAAGCCAAGTTGGGTAGTTGATACTCGTAATGGCTACCAGATTTATTGGATTCTGGATGATGAGAGTAGAACCCTCGTCAATAAGACCACTTGGAATGGTATTCAGAAGAAACTTGTAAATTACTTTGGTGGAGATGCACGAGCCATCAAGATCAACCAGATTTATCGAGTTCCTTATACTTGGTGGCGTAAGTGCTGGGAGAAGAAGGCTCCTTACTTTACCAGTATTCTGGTAGGCTCAACTGGTCATAGGATTAATGTGAAGGATCTAATCTCTGCATTAAATGGTCAACCAGCAACAGTAACTATTGTTCCTAATGCTACTAGTGATGCTTGGTTTGAACAGTGGAGAAAAACCTATAAGAATTCTGACGCTACTGGACTTCCTGTGAGTGTTGATGCTGCTCAAAAGATTCTGAATACACTCAATAACCAGAAACCTGTTTATACTAACAGTAGTGCTGATTATTGTGGTCAAAAGAACACAACAACTAGTATCAATACTGTTTGGGGAAATTATGATTATGGTAGTTACAAGAAAAACCATACTATGCAGGATTGGCAGAATCTAAATAATAAGTCTGAAAAGACCTATGGTGATCCTATGCCAGTTAACCACACTAGTACGGATGATCTTGGTGGCCCCGCTGGTGCTGGTTTAGTTCTCACTGGGGAGCAGGCCAAACTTTTAAAAACGGTGGTCGAGTACCTCAACCAAGCGTCCACAGCGTTGTATTTCAGCAACAACCGATTCCTTTCTGGTGCTGCCCGTGACTTGGCAAACCAGATTAGCGATAAGTTTTGTGTTGGCTGATTAAAACCGGATCAGTCGGGGGGTGCTTTTGTGTCCCCCGATTTGGTCTGGAACACTAGGAATAAATTATGAGTAGTCAAGATGATCCAGAATACGATGATGATCCTTATAAGTTCTATTTTCAAATAGACACTGAGTGGCTCAAAAAGTATATGGATAATCTTTTTAAGGGAATCAATTTTAATAAACTTGGTGGAATAGAAGATTTATTTAATTATAATGCTTCCGTGCTACCAGAAGGATTCAAACCGATTTCGTTACCTGTGAGTAGTTGGCTCTCCAGTATAGAGGGGGATAAAACCTCCCTATACTTGGGGAACAACTATTGGAACGAAGGAGTATGGAAAAAGAAACATTTTATCAAAGATAAACTAGCAAATGACTATATCAGTCATTTACAAAGCCATGCTGTTCATTTTTTATCTCAACCTAAATACTATAAAGGACTATACGAAATACTTAATTAGGAATTATTATGAATAACGAGTGGCTTATTATAAAAGATTTGGATGGATTAATTAATTCTGCAAGAGCGTTGATATTCAATAATTTTGGAAAAACGGAACCAATAGATGATTCAGATGTGGGGTCGTTGTCGGTTCCACTAGATTCTCAAGAAGAGCTGGATAAAATCTTATCATTCGAAGAATCTAAGATAATCGTAACTAATCTAGCCAAAAAACAAAAAAATAAAAAGTCTTTCTTGGTAAGATATTTAATAAATGATGAAATTTTTGAGAAAATAGTATATTCTCTCAATGATAGAATGGTAAGTAATATATTAAATGGGTTGGTCAATAAAGGTATGATAGAAACAGCATACGATAATGAAATCGATGATTTTGTATTTTGGGTAAAAGATGATGTTAAAAACCAAATCGAAAAACCAGAAACCGATTGAAGTTGAAGTATCGCTAAAGTATACTTGTCCAGATAAAAATTGTAATTTAAGCCATTGGATTTTTTTGAGAGAAGCTCAGACCAAAAATTTTAAGATAGTATGCGAATGTGGTACAGTTTTCAAACCTAAACGCATAAAAAAAATAGAGGTATTGTATACTTCGAAAGAAATCGAAGATGATGTATCACAAAAAACCAACTCTAAAGAGGAATATCCCAGATGTGTTTTACGCGCAGTTAACATAATGGTGTCATTAGGATATTCAAAAAAAGAATCTCAAGAAAAAATAAAAGAAATCTATGATATAGAAAAAATAACTGATTCGTCAATACTAGTAAAGCGAACAATATCTCAATTTGGAGAAATAAAATGAGCAAAGGTATAAGACCATCGACTTTTGATGAAATAATTGGACAAGATGATGTGATCAAGCGTTTGAGGGTTTCAGTAGTCGGTTGCAAAAATATAGGCAGCGTAATGCCCCATGTTTTAATAGATGGACCTCCGGGTCTTGGAAAAACAACAATAGCAAGTGCTATAGCTAATGAGATGGGAGTAAATCTTTATACTACAAATGCTGCTAGTATAAGAAATATTAAAAATATTATGCCATATATTATGGGAATGACTCCTAGGTCAGTATTGTTCATAGACGAAATTCATAGGCTTCCTAAAATTGTAGAAGAGTTTTTATATCCTGTCATGGAGGATTTTGTTTTAAATATCACAGTAAAAAACGAAGAAGAAGATAAAGAAGTTGCAGAAAAAATTGATTTACCAGTATTTACAATTGTTGGGGCGACAACCAGTGGTGGAACTTTAAGTCAGCCATTCTATGATAGATTTTCGATAAAGGAGCATCTTTCCTTTTATACCGATACTGATTTAGCTAAACTAGCAGGGTTGAACGCTAAAAAGCTCGGACTAATTATCTCAGAAGATGATCTGCTAGAAATAGCAAAAAGAAGCAAGGGTACGCCTAGAATTTTAAATGCAAGAATGCAATGGTACAGAAACTACAAGTCTTGTACTAATGAGGATGTTACGGTTTCTGAAATATTTAATGTCCAAGGTATAGACGAGAACGGATTTGATGCTTACGATAGAATGTATCTGGAAGCAATAAAAAAATCAAAAGGAACACCAGTAGGTCTAAAAGCGATATCATCAATGACTGGGATATCCATAGACACAATAGAAAATAGTATAGAACCATTTTTAGTTAGAAAAGGTTATGTAATAAGAAGTCAAAAAGGTAGAGTATACAATAACTATTGAATAGTATATAGCATATAATATTAATTCTTAATAAAGGGGCTAATTGGCCCCTTTATTTTTTGTATTTGGTGTAAAATAATAGAAGGAATTTCAAATTATGGTAGAAATTTATATAGTCATTGCATTAATATTATTGTTTTTGAATTTTTTATTTTTTGGAGTAGGTTATATATTAGGTAAAATAAATAGTTCAAAAGCTATAGAGAGTCAGTCTAAATCTTTTTTTTCTCAAAATTTAAAATCAACAGAAGATAAAAAAGAAAAGATAACAATTGATGAAAGAAAGCATGTTATAGATATCAAAACGTCTGGATTGGAAAAAAAATATGATACGCTTGGCGAAACAAAAAAAAGTGATGAAAATATAGAATCTTCAATTAATAAACTTAAAAATTTAAAGAGGTAAATTATGAGTAAGGGACTTGACGTTGGAACTAGTTACATAGTTTTATCAAAAGAAATAGAGAATCAAATTATCTACAAAGATTTTAGAGATGCTTTTTATGTTATAAAACCAACGACACCCGTTGCTACAAAAATGATAGAGAAAGGACTTAATGGAAAAGTTTTTATAAAGGACACTGATGGATCGTTTATATTATTAGGAAAGGATGCAATAGAAAAAGCAATAGAAAGAAATGATAATGCAAAACGACCAATGAGTAAAGGTGTTGTGTCAGCCAAAGAAAAGGACGCCAAAAGAGTTTTGGCATTTATTTTAAAAGAGGTTGCTGGAGAAGCAGAAGAAGAAAATGAAAAAATAGTTTTTTGTGTTCCAGCACAACCAGTTGATCAAGAAGATGAAGATTTTGATATAGGATATCATGAGGATGTAGTAAAATCTATACTATCAGAATGTGGCTATGATGCTAGAGCAATAAATGAGGCAGAAGCATTGTGCTATGCAGAATTAGGAGATGATGATTATACTGGTATAGGTGTTAGTTGTGGTGCAGGGATGACAAATGTTTGCGTAATGCTTAATGGAGAACCGACTGTTGTTTTTAGCACAACAAAATCGGGTGATTGGATAGATAGAATGAGCGCAATAGCAACAGGAGAGAAAGATAGTGTTGTTCAAGCAGAGAAAGAGAATGGTGAATTTACTATAGGAGTCCATACAGAAAATCAGATCCTATCAGCTGTATCATCTTACTATGAAAGACTAATAGATTATACAACAAAACAACTAGCGTCTGCTCTTAAAAATCATAAATTGTTACCAAAGTTTAAAAATCCATTACTGATTGTTGTTGCTGGCGGAACTTCTCAGGCTAAGGGCTATATTGAAATTTTTGTATCCAAATTAAAAGAAAACGGTTTTCCACTAGAAGTAAGAGAAGTAAAACACGCTACAGATCCGCTACACGCAGTAAGCAAGGGATGTCTAATAGCTTCCAAGGTTCTTTAATCACAAGAGTTTTTAAAAGTTTGGGGTGGACAGATGCGTCATCTAAATGAAACAAAGTGTGGATCTCTGGAAATAGACTAAGTAAAATTGAGAGTATAAATGAATATTTTGATTAATTGATATGTTATAAACAAATTATAGTCAGGTGAAATTATGAGACTATTTTTATTTTTTTTCTTTGTAGTTTTTTTAGTCTCAAAAACAATGTCTGGAACAATAGATCCAAATATAAATGACAATAAATATATAGAATACGGAAAAAGGTTTAAGTGTGTTGCAAAATTATGCGGTAAGTCTAGAGATGGGAAAAATTACTGCGCATCTAGCGTGATAATAAAACCAAGGTGGGCTATTACAGCTGCTCATGTTGTTAATGACATTGAGACATGTGAATTAACAGTTGAAGATAAAAAAGTAGCTATAGAAAAAATTATAAAACACAAAGATTTTAAGTATGAAGAGTTTGGAGAATACGATATTGCACTTTGCAAAACATCAGAAAACATAGATCTTGATTCATATCCAAAATTATATACTAATCATGATGAAGAAGGTAAGGTTTGTTCTATATCAGGATATGGTATATCTGGAACTTTTTTAACCGGATGTACTAAATTTGATGGCAAGAGAAGGGCTGGATTGAACAATATAGACGTCATTCATAAGCATATACTAATATGCTCTCCTTCAACAGAGAGATGTATAGATCTAACTGAATTAGAATTTTTGATAGGAGTAGGTGATAGTGGAGGTGGTCTATTTATAGATTCAGAACTTGCTGGAATAAATTCTGGAGTAATGGCAGCAGATAAAAAACCAGATTCATCATACGGGGACGAGGGGTGTCACACAAGAATAAGCATCTTTGCTGATTGGATAAATAATACAATAGAGAACAATGATTAACTCACCGTCTGCATAACTCATAAATTTTTCCAAAGGAACGGTCAAGTTTAAAAATTTTATGAACACAGGACTTGCCGCATCTCAGCCAATCGCTATAATCAAGTAGTCAGAGGACATTATGAGCAATTTAGAACCAGAAAACAGAAAAGACGTTAGAAGAAATAATATCAAAAAAAAGAAAAATTTTGATAAGAGAGACTACAATATAGAATCAAGAGATCAAAATAAACTTAAAAAACAATTTAAGAAATACAAACAAAATCTTCTTGAAGAAGAAATATGGGAAGATTGGGAAAATGATTTATCTTGAAGAATTAGACCCAGGTAATTTTTTTGAAACAGAAAAAAAAGATCTTTATTTTAAGACTTGCGATTTTAGAAATTCTAAGCCAGTAAAATATTTTTGTGTCTCTTTAGAAAATGGACTTGGTTCCTGGTTCTCAGGAGATTTGACAGTAAACTACTTAGACTTATATAGAAGAGACAATGATGGTAATATACTCCCTATCAAACAATTTAAAGATAATAAAGAAAAACTTTTCTAGACTTAAAACTTTTGCCAAGTCTTTGTTTTTTCATGTTTATTCAGGATTTCCAAAATCAACAAAAGAAGAAATTATTTATAGATTTAATATCTGTACACAATGCGAAATGCTTGATACCAAAAATGGGCAATGTTTAATGTGCGGATGTAATATAAATACAAAAAAAATTTTTCTTAATAAGTTAGCTTGGGCTGATCAAAAATGTCCTCTAAATAAATGGCAAGAGATCAGGAGATAAAATGAATACCAAAACTAATATTGATAATACCTTTGTTACTATAAAAAATAAAAACATATTCGAAAACATTAAGTTAACCGCAAAAGCTGGGGTTAACGGTGCAACTGTAATAGTACCCCACGTTTGCAACAACATAAATGCTTTCGGAGCAGGATTTGCTGGACAGGTATCTTCTGAGTACCCTTCCGTTAAAGCTAATTTTCATCTTCTTGCTAATAAAGCAAAGCTAGGTACAGTACAATTTGTCGAGACATATCAAGAATCGACATATAAACATAAAATTATATTTGCTAATATGATTGCGCAAAATAAAACTATAAGCAATAAAAATCCGAGACCGATTAATTATGGTGCATTAGTATATTGCATGAATCAAGTTAGATCTCATATAAAAAACTCACAAAAACAAATGGATATTCCAAGAATTGAAATACATGCCCCTAGATTTGGGTGTGGATTGGCTGGAGGAAATTGGGACTTCATATCGGATCTAATAACAGATATCTGGTCAGATATTCCAGTTTTTATATATGTTTTGGGAAATGTTAAAAACAAGGATTAAACTAAATGTTATATACTTTATTTGTAATATCATTATTATATGGTGTTTTTATTGGGTTCGAAAGAATGCATCTTGCTAAACTTAAAAATGTTGGATATAAAGAACCAAAAAATATAGTAGACTATATCATCAATGGATAGACTTAGAAATCAAAGAGTTTATTTAGCCGGTGCTATGGACAGAGTATCGGACAGAGGTAACGGATGGAGAGATAATATAACTCCATTTTTAGAAACATTGGGTATTGTGGTATTTAATCCTATAAAAAAACCCACAAAAATAGGAGAAGAAGATGATAGAGTACACAAGCAAAAAACCCAATTAAAACTTAACCATCGATACGATGAATTATCGTCAATAATGAAAACAATTCGTTCAGTTGATCTTAGATTAGTTGACATAAGCGATTTTTTGATAGTCAATCTTGATTTAGATGTTCATCCATGTGGAACATATGAAGAAATTTTCTGGGCGAATAGACAGAAAAAACCTATTATAGTTCATATGGTTCAAGGAAAACAATCTGCGCCAGACTGGTTATTTGGAACTATACCACACGAAATGATTTTTTCTGCATGGGAACCAATAAAAGAATATCTAATAGATATAAATACAAACACAGAAATTAAAACTTTTAACCGATGGTATTTTTTTAATATATGACAGAAAACAGCACAAAAGATATTGATTATATTCAATCAAGAAAAATTATAATTGGAAACTCCAAAGTTCATTTTAGAGGTGTTTTTGCAACAGATGATATAGAAGAAGGAGAGCTAATAGAAAGATGTCCAATGGTTCCTCTTTCTTTTAGAGCAAAATATCAATCCGACCCTCAGATATGGAATTATTTATATGGACATACAACGTGTGATTGTAAAGAATGCAAAACACATGGATTTATTTTTTATATGGTTTTAGGATATGGTATGATATACAATCATCAAGATTCTCCTAATACCAGGATGCAGTTTAATTATGCAAATTTATATGTTGACATAATTGCTGAAACAAAAATCTTAAAAGGCGAAGAAATATTTGTTACTTATGGAGATAAATATTTTAAAGATAGAGAAAAAATAGACGTTACCCATGCAAAAAATAATTAATGAAATTAAGTTAGATTTTGATGATGTATTGATCCGCCCAAAAAGGTCAATACTTAATAGTAGATCGGAAGTATGTATACAAAGAGTATTCAAATTTAAATACTCTCCTCGACAGCTATTGGCAGTTCCTATTATGGTTGCTAATATGGATACTGTTGGGACTTTTGCTATGGCAAAATATCTTTGTACACAAGGATCGATAACCTGTTTACATAAGCATTATAAAATAAACGAATATGTTTCTTTTTATACTGATCCTAGCGTTATGAATAAAAATCTTGTTTTCTATTCTGTTGGAACAAGCGAAAAAGATATCATGAAAGCTGTTGATGTTTTCAAACAAATAAAAAACTTTAATTTTGAAACACCTAATATTTGTCTGGATGTTGCCAACGGATATACGGAGCAATTTGTAAAAACAGCATATCGACTTCGTAATCTATTCCCAGATTCAATTATTATGGCCGGAAATGTTGTTACTCCCGAAATGACAGAAGAATTGATCATTCATGGTCAGGTCGATATAGTAAAGGTTGGTATAGGTTCGGGCAGTGTTTGTACTACTCGTTTAAAAACTGGCGTAGGATACCCTCAACTAAGTGCTGTAATGGAATGTTCTGACGCTGCTCATGGTCTTGGTGGTCATATTTGTTCGGATGGTGGGTGCAAGGTAGTTGGAGATATTTGTAAAGCATTTGGAGGAAATAGCGATTTCGTGATGCTTGGCAGTATGTTTGCTGGGGTTGATGAATGTGAGGGAGAATGGAGATATGAATATCTCAGTAGTCAGGGTTTTTGGCAACCATTGAATCCAGAAGATAAATTTGAATGCAAAAAAAGAAAAATATCGTTGCAGTATTACGGAATGAGCAGCAAAAATGCTATGGATAAACATCACAATGGAGTCGCTAAATATAGAACAGCAGAAGGCAAATGCGTAATAGTTCCATATAAAGGTAAAGCAGAAGAAATTCTTCAGGATATATATGGTGGAATTAGAAGTGCCTGTACATACATTGGAGCTAGTAAAATAAAAGATTTTGGTAAAAAAACTACATTTATACAAGTTAATAACACACACAATAAAGTATATGAAAAATGAAAATAAATATTAATTCTCCTATAGGCGGGACAGGATATGGAGTCGCTGGTCTCAATATCATAAAAGAATTAGATAAAAATTATGATGTGACTTTGTTTCCTATAGGTAATCCAGTTTTGGATTCTCAAGACGATTATGATATAATATATAATTGCATATCTAGACAAGAAAATTTTGATTATAATGCACCATACATAAAAATATGGCATCAATTTGATTTATCTTCAAAGCATGGTAATGGAAAATATTTTGCATATCCATTTTTTGAAATAACTAAACTAAACAATAGAGAAATACATCATTTAAATTTTCCTGACGAAATCATTGTATCTTCTTCTTGGGCAAAACAAATTCTAGAATCTAACAACATAAATAAAAAGATTAATGTTGTCCCATTAGGAGTAGATAGATCTATTTTTAACCCAAATAATTTTACCCACGATTCTGTTGGAGACAAATATATTTTTATCACAATTGGTAAATGGGAAAAAAGAAAATCTCACGATATTATCATAGAACTATTTGAAAAAGCATTTAATACTGATGATAATGTAGAGCTATGGATGCTTACTCACAATCCATTTTTAAATCAAGAACAAGAATCATATTGGACTAATCTTGTTTTGAATAGTAGCATGAGACACAAAATAAAAGTTTTTCCTAGATTACAATCTCATGCCGAAGTTGCAAAAGTAATTAGTTATGCACATTGTGGTATTTACATATCTAGAGCAGAAGGTTGGAACCTAGATCTACTGGAAACATTGTCTATGGGAAAACCAGTTATAGCCACAGATTACTCTGCGCACACTGAATTTTGTAATAAAAATAATTCATTTCTGATTGATATAGATCACCTAGAGTCAGCAACGGATGATATGTGGTTCAATGGATTTGGGGAATGGGCTAAAATAGATCAAAAACAAAAAGACCAAATAATAGAATATATGAGATATGCATTCAAAAATAAAATAACAATAAACGATGCTGGTATAGAAACTGCTAAAAATTTTACTTGGAAAAATTCGGCCGATAAATTATTAAGGTGTATACTTTCATAGGAGACTTTCTATGCCAATACCTTCAAAAAAAGATAACGAAGATAACCAAAAATTTATAAGTCGTTGTATGAGCAACGATACTATGAAAAAAGACTATCCAGACACAAAACAAAGGATAGCAATTTGTCTAGGTCAAACAAGAAAAGAAGGCAAATCTTCTTTAATACAATCTGTTCATGATGAACTTTTAGCTAATAATTGCTCATGGGACGATGAATGGGATGAATTTATTTGGGAAATTGAAGCAAAAGAAATATATGATGAAGAAAACAAATTAATTGCTTCAGAGTACCAGGGTAGAAAAGTTACTCTTAATAAACCTTTTAGAACTCCAGATGGTCCAAAAAAATTTAGTGTTTATGTTAAAAATGACAAAGGAAATGTAGTAAAAGTCAATTTCGGTGACCCTAATATGAAAATAAAGAAAAATATTCCAGAAAGACGTAAAAGTTTTAGGGCCAGACACAATTGTGACAATCCTGGTCCAAAATGGAAAGCACGATACTGGTCATGCAAAGCATGGTGAGATATGAAATCTATAGATGAATTATTTGAAAATCAAGAGGTTAAGATGGATAGTAAATCGCAAGAAGTTCAAGGGTATTCCTCAGAACAAGTAGTAGAACTACTTAAGCAATCTTTAAATATACATTGGCAGCAAACAACGGAACTTACTGCTCAATCGACCCATCTTGAGCGATGGGGTTATAAAAAATTAGCAGCGGTATTAAAAGCTGATTCTCAAGAAGAACACGAACATGCACGAGCTAATATAGAAAGACTAGAATTTTTTGATGTTGATTACCAACCTCTAACTCTATCTCCAAGAGTTTGGAAAAGGCATGATATAAAAGCAATAATAGAATTTAATTTAGAGGGCGTACGAAATGCCGCTATGGTAGAAAAAGCGACCATTTCTGCTGCAAGATCTGTTGGCGATGAGTTGACAGCTAACATGATGATACCATTATTACAAGGCAGTGAAAATGGTATTAAATTATATGAAGGATATCTAAAATTAAT